GGAGTCTTGAGGACCCGACTCAGGAGATCAAGGACCTTGAGGGGATCAAGCAGACTCTCCGAGCCGATGCTATCCTGGATGTGACGGTTTCGGGCGTACCTATGAAGCTGATCCGAGTCCAGGAGATCGCAAAGGGGGTTCTCTTCTTCGTCTTCCAGGATGAGGAGAAGAACAAGCGGTACTACTACAACCGCCCAGCCATCAAGCTCCGTATCGTAACGGATCCGACCACTGGCGAGCAGAAGTACCTCCTGGACCACATCAAGGCCATGCACATTGACTGAGCGCTGGAGAAATTTACCCCACCCCTTCTCAAGGTATGAGGCATCTGATCTCGGTCGGGTGCGTAATATCTTGAGTGGGCGAGTTCTTCGGATCCAGAAGTGCTCAGACGGGGCTCCCGGGTTCTCCTTGTACAGGGATGATTCAGGTAAGCAGACCATGGTTCGCTGTGGGATTGTTATCTGGCGTGCGTTCAACGGAGAGCCCGGGAGGGGGCACTACGTTATCCACCTGAATGGTGACATGGCTAACGCCCGTCTTGAGAACCTGGATCTCGTATCGTACTCGGCGTACCGGCAGGCCTGGTATGACGACTACAATGCTCGGATGGATGCTCTCTTCGAAGAGACCCGGTCCGAGTTCGACGACTATATCTTCGGCTCATGCACTGAGTCGGAGGAGGATAGAAAGGCTCGCTTTGGCGACTGAGCAGTGGGTGACGATCAAGCATCCCTTTGAGAAGTACGCGGTCTCTGACTTGGGGAGGGTTCGGAATAAGCGGACTGGTCGTTTTCTGACCCCCACCCTTGACAAGCAGACCTGGTTCTACCGGATGTACCCTGTCGGTGGGAAAAAGCAGCTTAAGCGGTCCGCTGGGGTGCTTGTGTGGACTGCCTTTGTCGGTTGGATTCCTGATGGATACTTTGTACAGTATCGGGATGGGAACCGACGGAACTTCTGGGTGAAGAACCTCTATCTCAAGAGCAACTCCGAGTTCCGCAAGGAGGAGTACGCTGAGGGTCGAGCTGGGTTCTTGCTTGAGGAGTATGAGTCGGCATTCGACGAGTGGATCTTCGGAGACTGTCTCGAAAGGAGAACACACTAACCATGACAGTTACGTATCGCCCTGAGCAGATCCAGGCGGTGCGTCAACTGCAGAACGGCAGCATCTTGGCGGGTGGCGTTGGTTCGGGGAAGACCCTGACAAGTCTGGCGTGGTACCTCACGTCGGTTTGTAACGCCGCCTCGTTCAAAGAAGGGGGGTCCTTGATCAAGAAGAAGGTCAAGGGCTCCCCTACGCTGTATGTCATCACAACCGCTAAGAAGCGGGACTCCCTTGAGTGGGAGGAGGAAGCTGCGCGTCTCGGTCTGAGTACAGATCCTGCATGTAGTTTCACAGGTTCATCCATCGTGGTGGACTCGTGGAACAACATCGGGAAGTACTCGGATCGAGAACACGCGGTATTCTTTTTTGATGAGCAGCGTGCTTCCGGCAGTGGGCGCTGGGTCAAGGAGTTCTTGAAGATCACTCGTAAGAACACCTGGCTTCTGCTCTCGGCCACCCCTGGAGATGTCTGGATGGACTACCTCCCGGTGTTCATGGCTCACGGATTCTTCAGGACTCGTACGGAGTTCATGGAGGATCATGTCATATTTGACCGCTTCGCGAAATACCCCAAGGTCAAACGATACATAGGGGAGGCGAAGCTGCAGCGACTTCGTCGGAGTATCCTTGTGGAGATGCCGGTGGAGCGACACACTACTCGTGAGAGGGAGACTGTCTACTGTGACTACGACCGTGACTTGTATAAGTGGGTCGTGAAGAACAGGATGGATCCCTGGACAGAGGAACCCCTTAGAGATGCAGGTGGGGTCTGTAGAATCTTGAGAAAGGTGGTCAGTGATAATGACTGGCGTTCAGAGCAAGCCAAGCGCATACTCTCAAGCAATGAGAGGGTTATCGTATTCTACAATTACAACTATGAGCTCGATCGAATCCTTGCAGTTTCAGAGAGCCTTGGACTGCCTACGGCGCAATGGAATGGACATCGGCACGATGCTATACCAGCAGAACCTCGATGGGTCTATATCTGTCAGTACACCTCGGCAGCAGAGGGATGGAACTGTACTAGTACCGATACGGTTCTCTTCTGGTCCCTCAACTATTCCTGGCGAGTGACGGAGCAGTGTGAGGGTCGGATTGACCGATTGAACACGCCTTATTCTCGGTTGAAGTACTACTTTCTTGAGTCGAAATCGTCGATTGATGAGGCTGTTCGGCGGTCATTGAACTCGAAGAGGGTGTTCAACGAGAGGGCATTTGTCGGTTAGAATACGTGTGACGACTGGGCCATTGGCCCACTTTTTTGGAATTTGGCCCACTTTTTCATGTTACAGATGTGACTAATGTGACTCGAAAACGTGGGTGGGCCAAAAAAGTGGGCCAGGGCGTCACACGTATTGTAGGACTTTTCCTTGGAATTGCAACGAAAAGTCAGGGTGGGCCATTTTTTGTGAAATATATTAATTGATTGATTGATTGATTTTTTTTATTATATATGGAAATAGGGTTTTTGGCCAACTTTTTGTCCCACCCCTTCTTGAGGCCGTTTGATGATGTTTGATGATGTTTATCGATCGAATTTTCACATTGGTCACATCTGTAACAAAACCTACCTAATTCCAAGAATACCCCTTCTACAATACGTGTGACACCCCACGTCGCAAACTACGCATATAATGATAAGAAGGATAGAAACAAGCCTATCCCTTCTTATAGGCTTACCCAGAGGAGCACACCATGCGTGAGTCACAATTCCAAGCACAGCTCATCAAGAAGCTGAACAAGATGCTGCCGGGGATCATCATTCTGAAAAATGACCCCAACTACATTCAAGGTATACCCGATTTGATTCTTCTCTACAAGAATCGTTGGGCGGCCCTTGAGGTGAAGCGAGGCGCCATTGCCTCAGTCCGTCCGAACCAAGCACACTATGTTCGGACAATGCATGCCATGTCGTATGCAGCATTCATCTACCCTGAGAACGAGAGCGAGATCCTCAGTGAAGTTCAACAATCACTCACAGCTTAATGGAGCCCACGCATTCCTGAGTGCCAGTAAGTATCACTGGCTCAACTACTCACCAGACAAACTTATCGAGTCCTTCCGGACTTCCCAGGCCGCAGCAAAAGGCACCCGTCTTCACGAGCTCGCCGCTGAGCACATTCGTCTGAAGATGCGCATGCCCCGAAACAAGGTGACGTTCAATAACTATGTTAACGATGCTATTGGGTTTCGGATGGTCCCGGAGCAAGTCCTGTTTTACTCGGTCAACTGCTTTGGTACTGCTGACGCTATCTCCTTTGACAAGGGCCTGCTTCGCATCCACGATCTGAAGACCGGCGTTCACCCGGCTAAGGTTGATCAACTCATGATCTACGCCGCGCTCTTCTGCCTTGAGTATGATGAGCGTCCTGGAGCTATTAACTACGAGCTCCGTATCTACCAGAATGACGATATTCAGGTAGCTAACCCTGAGGGTGAGGATATTGCCCGAATCATGGACACCATCATCCAGTTCGATAAGCTGATCGAGAAGATCAAGGAAGAGGAGGCCTAATGGATCTCGCCCACTATGGTGTTAAGCGCCGTTCCGGGCGCTATCCTTGGGGTTCTGGTCAGGACCCGCACCAGCACTCTGGTGACCTGCTTTCCACCATCAAGGACCTCAAGGCGAAGGGTCTCAGCGAGACTGAGATCGCCAAGGGCCTTGGAATGACCACCACCCAGCTTCGAGCCCAGAAGTCCATTGCTAAGAACGAGAAGCGTAAGGCTGACGTTGCAATGGTGGCCCGGCTCAAGGAGAAGGGGATGTCTAACACGGCCATTGGTCGCCGTATGGGCATCAACGAGTCCTCCGTTCGAGCGCTTTTAGACCCCACCCTCAAAGAAAGGGCGGGGAGTACTGAAGCTCTGGCTAAGGAACTCAAGAAGCAGGTCGGTAAGGACGGTCTACTTGACGTCGGACTCGGCGTTGAGGTAAACATGGGTGTTACGAGCACCAAGATGAAGACCGCAACCGCCATGCTCGAGGCTGAGGGCTATCACGTCCACAAGGTGAAGGTCCAGCAGCAGACGACTGGCAAATTCACCGAAATGAAGGTCCTGGTGCCTCCGGGCATGGACTACAAGACGGTTCTGGCCAAGCGGGGCGAAATTAAAGCCCCCGGTGTCAATATTGAGGACCGGGGTCGTACAGTGTACGGTATCGAGAAGCCCACTGCAGTTTCCAGCAAGCGACTGAAGGTTCGCTATGGAAACGAGGGTGGTACCGATATGGACGGCGTTATTGAGGTTCGACGAGGAGTCAAAGACCTCTCCCTCGGTGGCTCAAACTATGCCCAGGTTCGTATCTCTGTCGATGGTACGCACTATCTCAAGGGTATGGCGATGTACTCGGATGACATTCCTAAGGGATATGATCTCCGGTTCAACACCAACAAGAACCCCACCGGCAATAAGCTTGACGCCCTCAAGAAGCAGACTGGTGACCCTTCGAACCCGTTCGGTTCGGTGATTCGCAAGCAGCTTCACTACACCGATGCCCACGGCAAGAAGAAGCTGTCGGCGATGAACATCGTCAACGATGAGGGTACTTGGGGCGATTGGTCGAAGACCTTGAGTTCCCAGTTCCTCTCGAAGCAGCCCGTCTCTCTCGCCAAGCAGCAGCTGCAGAAGGTTCGGGACAAGCGACGTGCCGAGTTCGAAGAGATCATGGCTCTGACAAATCCCTCCGTTAAGAAGAAGCTGCTTCAGTCTTTTGCAGACTCAGTGGATTCTGACGCTGTGGATCTGAAGGCCGCCGCTCTTCCTCGACAGGCCAGCCAGGTCATCCTTCCCGTCCCCAAGATGAAGACCACTGAGGTTTACGCCCCCAACTTCAAACATGGGGAGAAGGTTGTTCTTGTTCGTCACCCTCATGGTGGACGATTCGAGATCCCAGAACTGACAGTCAACAATAAAAACCCCCATGCCAGAAAAGCCATAGGGACTAAGGTGAAGGATGCCATTGGTATCCACCCCAAGGTCGCTGAGCGTTTGTCTGGTGCGGACTTTGATGGTGACTCAGTTCTCTGCATTCCTAACAATAGCGGAAAGGTCAAGACCTCACCAGCTCTTAAGGGACTGAAGGATTTTGACCCCAAGGCTATGTATCCGGCATACCCTGGTATGAAGCCCATGACTTCTAAGCAGAAGCAGATGAAGATGGGTGAGGTTTCAAACCTCATTACCGATATGACTATCGGTGGTGCAAACCAGGCTGAGATTGCCCGTGCTGTTCGACACTCCATGGTTGTGATTGATGCTGAGAAACACAAGCTCAACTACAAGCAGTCCGAGATCGATAATGGTATTGCCGCCCTCAAGAAGAAATACCAGGGCAAGGCAAATGCTGGGGCTTCTACTCTAATCAGTCGTGCTTCTTCCGAGAAGCGTGTTGCTGAAAGAAAAGCCCGGTCCGCTTCAAAGGGTGGGCCTATCGATAAGCGGACAGGACGCAAGGTCTATGAAGAGACTGGGGCTACTTATGTGGACAAGCATGGTAAGACTGTGCTTCGTACAGAGAAGTCTACTAAGTTGGCCGAGACCCATGATGCATACTCCCTTGTTTCTAAGAACGGGAGTGCTATCGAAACGGTCTATGCCAACCACTCTAACGAACTGAAGGCTATGGCTAATGAAGCCCGTAAGGCTACGCTTGCGATCCCCTCTGTTCGAAAGAACCCCCAGGCCGCCAAGACATACGCCCCTGAAGTTAAGTCCCTCAAGGCCAAAGTAAACGAGGCCCTCCGGAATAAACCCAGGGAAAGACAGGCACAGGTCCTAGCTGATGCGGTCATCAGGGCTAAGAAGCAGGCTGATCCTACTCTAGCCACTGATAAGGAGCGCCTCCAGAAAGCCCGCCGCCAGGCTTTAGCCGAGGCCCGTTCAAGAACGGGGGCTGGTAAGAAGCCTTTCGCTATCACTCCTCGAGAGTGGCAGGCTATCCAGGAAGGTGCTGTCTCACAGGCTGCTCTCAACAAGGTTCTTGAACTTGCTGATGAATCAGTAGTAAGGGAACTGGCTACACCTAGGTCGCAGCCTAAGGTATCGTCTAGCATGGTGTCCAGAGCCAAGGCTATGAGTAGTAGAGGTAAGACTGCTGCTGAGATTGCTGAAGCTTTGGGAATTTCTACAACATCTGTTCACCGTGCTCTAGAGGAGGGCTGACCACACCATGGTACACACCCTCTCACAGGGCCTCTCTGAGGAGGTCTACTATGGCTAGGATGTTGAGTACAATCGACAATCCTTACGATCCAAGAACTTCATGGGACGAATGGTTTGCTTTTGACACAGCCCACGGCTACGGCACCTGTGGCCTCCTGTCCAGGCTGTGCACATCAAGCGATTCGTTAAGTGAAGAACTTGAAATCGAAGAAATTGAAAATGCAATTGATCGAATTCTCAATCTTGATGGAACAAATTTCTATCAAACTTTTGAAATCGATGATTGAAAAATAAAAATTTCTTCGTCAACCCGGGGGAGGGGGGTCTCACATTTAGGCCCCCCACCCTCATCGCCGCCCCCTCCATATTTTCCCCGGAGGGATAT